AAATGCGCTCTCATGCATTCACGCTGCAAACCGCTCTCATTGAGCTAGGTGTTGAAGAAGTCGAGCTTGATAATGCAAGCTTGAACAGAAACGACAGCTCCATCAAGCTTGATCTCAACCTTGGCGATGGTTGCTACACCCACATCTTCATCAATGCGAACGGTGAGGTTGCATTTAGCAGCACTGGCTGGAACCACATCTGCAGAGACCCTGCTGGCGTGCGCGGCCTTCAAATCAAAGATGACGGCACCGTTATGCTTGGGGGCGTCAGCAATAATATTGAGGGCTTAGCTAAGACGCTTATTCAACGGCTGCCCAATGTCAAAAGAGCAGTTCTTCTGAAGAATAACTTGCTTTGCAGGATCAAGACAGTCAAGCTCAAGAGGGGATAATCATCGCCGGTTCGAGCACGTGAGTCGTGTTCTCTCGGTCCAGGTGAAACCTTCCCAGGTTTCGGAGCAGCCCAAAGCGCTCAATGAGCGACATCAGCGATAACGCTTTATCGCTGTCAACCACAATAGCTGAATTTAGAGGTCTCTCTTAATCCGCTAGACGGTAAATAAGACTTGCTAACCCCTTAGGAGACCCTACATGACCATTAGCAAGAAACAATTTGATTTCGCCGTCCGTGGCCGTGTTTGCGCCATTGACCCTACAGCTGCACTCATTCTTGCAAACCTGCAAGTTGTTATCGAAGGGTTCTCCCTCGAAGGCGTCGAATATGATCTGACGACACCTTCTACGGTCGGTGCAGGTAATGAAATAATCAGCTTCCCGACGCTTGTCGCTGATAACATCACGCCAACAACAACTGCCGCTCTTGCCGCTACCGCTACCGCTGTTAAGGCTGCAATCGGCACACTCAAGGGCATTAGCTAATTAGCTACCCGGTTAGCATAGAAAGCCGCTCGCTGAGCGGCTTTTTCAATTTGTGTAGCTGTTATAAGAAAAATGAAATTATCTCGCCAAGATGGGCCGTTTCGGTCCAGCCTCTAGCTCGAAGTGAAGCAGCAAGACGCTCATTGAGCACATTCTCAATGTAGAGCGTGCGTTCGGGCTCGGCGGCTTTGACTAAGTCAATTGCAGCCCAAAGCTCACCATGGCCTCTAGTGTGCAACGGAGCGTTCATGTTTGCTAAGTCAAACGTGTCAACTGACTTTCCATCAAGCACGTGAAATGAACGTCTGACGTAGATGTCAATGTTCTCGTGCATCACCCATGCATTGCGCAAAGCTTTGTTAGCTAAGAACTCAGTGAGCGTCATCTGCTTTTCCGAATCGGCATAGTTTTACGCTCTCCAAAGAACCTAATCTAGCCGATTAGCATCAAAGCTTTTCGATGCGATTACGCACTTCAAGTCTTGCTGTCTTACTTCCGCGAGACGATCGGCGGCAGGCCATCGCGACGGCCGGTGATCCAATCAATGATCCAGTCAAACATGAGAAGCTCCTTTAAGTGGTTAGGTATATTATACCGCGTTTTTAAATTGCATGTAAACTAGTTTGCTTGACTGTGAGCTTCATGCTTAACGCTTAATAGTTCCGATGTGCTCGCCCTTTTCGGTGGAGAGCACGATCTCATCGTCCTTGATGACCAGATCATACCCGTCATCAACCAGCTCTGACTGCAGCTTTAAGAGCGGCTTCCGATCGCCTGCGTTTAGCGAGGCCAGAGCGGCAGTAACCTGAGCTGTTAGCTTCAAGCGAGTCTCTACCTGCTTTTTAACCTTCGCCATGTTTGCAAGCGCGCGAGCTTCGTCAAGGTCTGGATTAACCTCCTCCACGTTGCGCATGTAAGCGGCAATCTCAGCCGGCGCCCAACCTGCATTAGCTTTTCTCTTGATGTCGGCAGTCATGCTCTCTCGGTCATCATCGCTAACATGTTCCATGTCAAGCATGCCAAAAACCTCCATGACCGGATCTTCATTCTCTCCTGCTAAGATAAACTCTTCGTGATTTGCTTGGCTAGGGTGTCCGGTCTTCACTCTGATGATGCGCTCATCTTGAAGCACCTCAAGGCTCTCTTGCCCGTCCAAGAATTCTAGCCAAAAGCTAGCAGCCCACTTGTCAAGCCACTTCGCAATATCTTTAAGCGTCTTAGCTTCCTCAATTTCAGACCCATCAGATGCTGTAAACTTGAGCGGCGTCTTGGTGACATCCACCCAGTAGGTATATGAGCCGCCGTTAATGCCGATCGGCTGAGGAAGATGTTGCAGCTGAGCTAATGGGCTATTGTCAGCAGGCTTTCTTGTTTCGGCTAAGGAGAGGAGCTCTTTGATGATCATGGAGCTTATTTACGCTTACGCTTCTCTGTCACGTAGTCAATGTGCAGCATGCCGTCATGACGTAGCAGCCTTCAAGCTTATACTGCCTGCTCCCAGGCCGGCGCCCAAGCCGTGCTCTTCTTATAACAAGCAGCTCGCTTGTCAGTATATTGAAGTATACTTCAGTATACTGAAGTATCGATCTCACCTTCAAGCACGACGGGACCGAAGAGAGGTGGTGAGTCAATGTCACAGGGCCTGGTCCTTGCGGACATGCACGTATGCAGGCGAGAGCTTTTGATTGTACGACGATGAGACCGTGCGGGAGAGGCGGTTTGGGTAGTCAATTATGTGCATGCTTCGCAGGTTGACTTTGTAAACGGCGCTACGGCTGTCATGAACTTATGAGCAAGCGCTTCATCAGCAAACCAGAAGCAAAACTTGAAGCCAGGCCTAAGCCATGGCTTGTTCTCAGCCAGCGCTTCGACTACGCCTGGGTAAGCGTTTGAGACTAAGACATTAGCCCTTCCATGCAGCTCGATAAAGTCGGTGATAAGCTTTAGCTCGCTAGGCGTTTCGGGCGTGGCGATGTTAACAACAAACTTGGTCATTTATATTGTGCTATCCACATGAAGCAAGGGACATAACCAATAGCAATTTTTTCATATAGACCTCTTTGCCGCCCAAGTTGCTGTACGTTTTGCATTGGCAGCTGCTGTATTTAGCATCGTCCGTCCAAATGTCCAGCCTGGCTCTACCGGCAGGTCCTTATCATGCCGTTTGTTCACCGTCCCATCAGTGACCCAAACTTTACCTACCAAGTGCTTCCCAATCCTAGACTTTAGCTGACCTACTTCCCAGCCATTAGCTACCCAGGTCTTTACATTTTCAATTCTTACAAACCGGTTGATGGTCCCGTCATTGATCCACTCCATAGCCGGTCTATCGCTTAAATCCAGAAACTCAGCATCAAGCGTCTGCTTCTTGCTTAAGTTCTTGTGTGCAGGAAGAAGCTGTAGGTTAGTAAGCGCCGCAGCCTCATGGATGTCCCAGCCTCGCTTGAAGCACTCGATGATCGGTACAATGTGATCAAGATTAACGGCGTCCGGGTTCAGGTCCGGTCGGCTACGAGGTAAGCGCTTTGGGTTAAGAACATCGATGTTTGCGTCATAGCAGCGATTAGAGAGTTGGCGCACCTGAGTTAGATAGTCCTCCCAGAGTGTGAGATCATAGTTTCGTGCAAAATATTCCTTAGAAAAGGCTGTTATCTGTGCACCGCGTTTCTTGGGACCGCATACTGAGCACTTTGATGCACCGCTAAGCAGGTTACATAATTGCACTTGATAGCGATGATTACATTCACGATTTGTAACTTCAACCTTTGCTTTATTATTAGGAATAGTTGATAAGTCGCTATGAACCGTATAACCCTTACTATCTAATTCAATAGCAAATTCATCACGACGTTTCTTAGTAATACATTTGACACAAAGTAATGCATCTGGTCTAGTATGACGAACTACACCGCAGGAAGAGCATGGAAGATATGGCATATGTGTGTATGGTAATCTGTTCATTTTCAATTAGGCATTAAAAAAGCCTCCCGATCGGGAGGCTTTGTAATTGAGGTGTCATCCGACATCTGCAACAACCGGCCTTTCGGCCGAGGTTGTTTACAAGAATGTCAAATTATTTACGACTATCTTTCCATAATAGTCAGCACTATTAGCCAGCGATGTTGCCGACGACGTGAACGTTGCCTTACCGTAGCGAGTCATCACTGCGATTTGGTTGTTGTACGTCTGCGGATCAACAACAGTGTTGCTGGTCATCAGCGGAATGTACGGGCAATAGAAGTAGCCAGCATCCGTCTCGCCGTTGCCACCCTTGTAGCCAAGCAGCACGATCTGTGACGATGCCGAAGCGCCGTCAGGAACTGCTGAACCGGCTGCAACTGTGCCGAACGATGCGTCGAACATGAACGAGTAGATCTTGATAGCGCCGTTAAGCGTACCGACCAGCTTCGTGTTGTTCGGGCCTTCGAACGAACCGCTGACAGCAGGTGCGAACACCGACTTAGCAGCAGATTGCAGGACCGAGACGATCTGTGGGTTCACCACAGCGTAGTTGGCCATGCCGCGGCGGGTCTTTGCGCCGATGTCGTTCGCTACCTTGTTGATCAGCACGCCGAGGACAGCGTGGCGGTCGCCAATGTAGTGCGGCGTGCCTGTGAAAGCGCCAGCCATGTCGAACAGCTCGGTCGTGCCAGCCAGACGGATCAGGTCGGTCACGATTTCGTTGTCGATTTCATGCACGATCTCAGCCGAGAGGGCTTGCGTGATTTCAGCTTCGAGGTCCAGACCGTGCTGCGAGGACAGGTCCTGCATAGCTTCGATCGACCACTTAGCTTGCAGCTTGCGTGTCTTCGCTTCAACAGCTTGACGGAGCACTTGGATGCCCATCGAACGGCCAGGGAACGATTCCATGTCGATCACGTCACCAGCGTTGCCAGACAGCGGCGAGCTAGAGAGCGAGAAAGCGCCTGCAGGTGTGAACGGGCCGCCAACGTTAACGCCCGAAGCGTTATACAGGCCACCAGAAGCACCAGGGGTTACGCCACCCGAGTAGAAACGACGCATACGACCAGCAAACGGGGCGGTAGCCGACGTGTTGCCGAAAGCTTCGTCATCAACTGCGATGTCACCAGCGGGTGTTTCTGCTGTCGTCGCTGTGTTCTTGTAAACATAGCGCATCGAGAAGATCAAGCCGGTAGGACCCGTCAGCGGTTGCACCCCAACGATTTCGGTACCGATGGTACCGGGGATGATACGGCGAATCATAGGCATCATCAGCTTCTGGAAGTTGCCTATGTTACCCGTCGAAACGACGTCCGCAGCCGAAGTTTCCTTCAGCAGGTATTGACGCTGGTTTTCCAGCGCAATGTCAACGATCCGTGCCTTAGTGGGATCAAGGTTTTCGAGCAGAGCGGACTTGGCTTCGCCCCAAACCTTTGCTTCTTTCAAGAATTGCATTTAGAGTCTCCTTGGAGTAGGGTTATGCCAAACCCGCTAGCTTTCTCATCCGAGAAAGAGCGCTGTTTGGTTCGGTGGATTCCGTAACAGCTTGAGTTTCCTCAGCTTCGCCTTCATTGCCAGTTACAACCTTGCTCTCAGTGAGAGAGGTCTTAACTTGCTCTGCTGGCTTAGCAACCGGTGCGGAGGGTGCAGCTACAGTAGATTCCTTCAGAACGCGTGCAAGGTAAACCTTGTATGCTTCATCGAGCTTCTCAGTAGATACATTGTTGAGGATCAGCTTCATCTGCTCACGGGTAGAACCCGTCAGCGGAGCGAGCAGCTCATCCAGCTTGTTTTGACGTGCTTCAGTTACACGTTGACGGTCAATGTCCGTCAGGCGCTTCTGTGCATCTGCGAGCTTGTCTAGGGCTTCAGCAAGCTCACGTTCAGTCTTCGAAGTGTCTTCCTTGAAGATCTTCTTGTACTCAACGCCGAATGCTTCAACGATCTTGCGACCGAGCTCTAGCTTCTTGACTTCGGTGATGTCTTCCTTGAGCTCGTCAAATTCAGCGTCAACGCGCTGTTCAAGGAACATGTCAAGCTTGTTGACAAGCTCTTCCATCTCCTCGCCGAAGCGAACAGCAAGCTGCTCCTTCTCTTCGACTAGCTTTTCGGCAAACTCAACCTCGAGGTCACGGTATTGCTCAATGTCGCCCTTGAGTTCATCAAATTCGCCCTTGACCATCTCGTCCAGCTTGGTATTCAAGCTTTCGACGAGCTCTTCACGAGCCTTGACAAACTCCTCTGTAAGGCGTGCGTTGACTTCAGTTTCCAGCTGTGCGCGTTGTTCGACTAGGTATGCATCGACAGCAGTCTTGAACTGCTCTGTCAGCGTAGCCTTGGTCTCTTCGCTCAGCAAGTCTGACTCAAACAGCTTTTTGAGGATTTCATCCATGCGTGTTATCTCCGATTTAGAGTTGGCGTCAACTAAAAACGTTGACAGATGATATTTACTAGTAAACTTCTCAGAAGTCTATTTTTGATGCAGGTTTTTGAAGCGTATAGCGCCATTTTGGCTGTTGATCCTTCATCTTACAAAGGTCACCATGCCTCTTTGTGTATGCTTTTTCAAACATTGTCTAATTACAATGTATTTTTGGAATCCTCACAGGATCAATTATGACATACACATAATAAATTGATTGCATGTAGAAAAAGGCCGGAGTAAATTTTACTCCGGCCTTTTATGGCTTGCTATTAGCAGCTTAAGCCTTTGGTTCGGGCGCGTTAGCAGGCTTAACTGGTACTGGCTTAGGAGCAGGAGTTGTAACTACAGGCAGCGGCTTGCCCTTCATACCGCAAGCGTGCAGCACCTCATTTTCCCACTTGGCAATGTTGACAACGTCCTTCTTGTCAAGCTTTTCGAAGTTGGTTGTGAGGGTCTTAACCTTCAGCTCTAGAGCTTCATAATTGCCATTAAGCACAGCGCTCATCTTAGCTTGCCAATCATAGCCTCCCACGAGGAAGAGGTTGTCGTAGCCGGTGCGTTTTGTGTCGAGCATGTTATTCCTTCTCTGCGGGCTTAGTCGTGTAGAACGTGATCGGTGCGTGGTCATCGCTTGGGCCGACCAGCGAGACGATGAAGTCGCCGCGCTTCATGAGACGCTTTGCGCCGATCCGACCTGCAAGCGTGAAGCCTGCACGCTTCACGCGCTCAAGCGTAACTTCGCCGTCTGTCGAGATGCCGAGCATCTTAGCCACGCGCTTAAACTCACGTTCAGAGCTTGACGTAATGCTGTACACCGTAGCACGTTCATGCTCACGGCCGAGCATCGTGTAGATGCGCTTAGCTTCGCGGCGTGCATCCATGTCATCGGTCTGCTCGAGCATGCCGTAGCTGTCAAACTTTGGTCGGAAGAAGAACGCCGTCTTCTCAGGAGCAAATGACGTGTCCTTACCCTCTTCATCGGGAACAGGTTCAGGCTCAATGGCTACCTCTTTGGCGATCTTGACAGGCTTAGGATCAGCCTTGGCCTCAGTGATCATCACAAGGGATTGGAGAAGTTCGAGTTCCATAATTGATTACTTCCTGAGCTGTTGGCCAGTGAGCGCTTCGAAGAAGCCAGCGAGCTCCTTGACAAAGTACTTCTGAGCTTTTTGATCGTGGATGACAGCCTCAGCGAGGGTCATAAGTTTTTGGTTTTCAGTCAGCGCTTCCATCACGTGACCAGGGTATGCATTCGGCGCTGACGGCGTTGCAACTACGTCAACGGTGACCAGCGAGAAGCCTGATACACGGCCTTCGACCACGTTGCCCGAACCGCGGGATGAAACGCCGAGTTTGCCGCCTGCGTTTAGGATGGCTTTCACGATCTGACCCTTTGGGTGGCCTTCAATGATGCGGGCCTTGCCAATTGCATTTGCGCCGTCCATCTTCATCTCGGTGATGATGTGCGAGACGTTGTTGAGGTCGATCGTCAGGTTGTCAGGGTGGTTCAGCTCGCCGTAGACGGTCTGGCCTTCAGCGATGCGCTTATTAATCGAGTCAACGGCTGAAGAAATTTCTTCTAAAGGGTAGAGCCTGCCATTTCCATTTTGCAAATTACTTTGCATGAAAATGCCAGATAGATATGAAGCTTTGTTATTATCATGTTCTTCCACCATAAGCTTTGCATTGCCTGGTGAGATATGTTCAATAAGAACTGATTGCTGAGAGATCATGCTGTCTTCCTCGAGGATGTTGTATTTACCGACCATTGAGCCAAGCTTTAATAGTTTGATAATTAATGTATTGCTAAGAGCTGCCTTTTTAACAGCCTCCATGCACTTGTCACGATGTTCAGCCCAACGAAGCTTAGCTTTTGCTGAAAGACCGGAATGACCTATCTATCTCGTGGTTTTACCTTGCTCTTGTTTTGAACTCTTTGATTTTAGAGTAGGCAACAACCAAGGGAAGAAGATCATGACTGGCCAGGTCATCATCATCGGCCAAAAGAGGATGCTCATGATCCGAGCGTCTTCTTCATATCATCGAGCGATGGTAAGCTCTCATCACCCTTCTCTTCATTCTCGTCGCTTGGTGCCTCCTCCTCCTCGCCACCTTCTGGTGCTTCCTCCTCAGGCGGCGCCTCCTCTTCAGCTGCAGCATCCGCCTCTTCGGGAGAGACCTGCCGCTTCGAAGCCTCAACGTGGTTGTCCCAGCTCTCGTCAACCTTCGGCTCAGGACGATGCTCGATCCAAGCCTGATCATAGATCATGCGCAGGATAGTAAGCCGCTCATCGATGTCATCCTTAGGCAGCGCCAGCTCCTTCTTCAGGATTTCCTCGTTCATCTGAATCTCGTCTTCAGACCAGCCGAGGTAACGAGCCAGCTTCGTGCGGGCGGCGATGTAAGGAATATCCTTGATGTTGTTGAAGTTGGACATGAGCTTCTCGTCCACTTCAGCTTGCTTGTACACGTTAAAGTTCTGAGGATCATTCAGCTCGATCTTGAACAAGTTATGATCGATGCGGATGCCTGCTGACTTGAGGTATGCCTTGAACTGCACGTCATATGTCGGATCGATGTTCCGCTGCAAACGCTGGATGTACTTGAAGAAGTTACGCTCCTCCATGTACGCCACGCCGACCTTGCCGTCTTGCACCTGCGTACCATTGTCATCAGAGCCACGCATGTAGCTCGACGGGATCCGCAAGCCTTGCAAGAACTTGTTCTGGAAGTAGTTCAGGTCAGAGATCTCGCCCAGGTTCTCACCGCCTGAGAGCGTGTCAACCTTCGAGCCTCGACCATCAGCCGTTTGCATGAAGAAGTAGTCTTCGACCATCGAATTCTTAGTGAAGACGCCCGCTTCTAGAGCAAAAGTATGATGAGTATGATACTTATGCTCGCCGTCAATTGTAATACAGCCTGTATCTTGCTTGTTGCCCTGTGTAATCGAGATGATGCGGTGATTATAAGTAGCGCTCGATGCCTTAAAATGCTTCCAACCATCATATCCGTATTGCTGATAAACAGCACGCATCAACTTCTCTGTAAGCTTACCTGTGATTTTGCAACCCTTTGTGCCGATCTTCTCAGCATTTGCTTGAAGCGTCAGTTCG